GATTAGCTTTAACGCTAAACTGCCTATGGTATTGAATAGTATGGTTCGTGAAGCTGTTGAGGGAAATGTCCAGGCAGGGCGTCTAGTATTAGAACATTCAGGTAAGCTAGTTAAAAATATTAACGTAACAGTAGATAGTCCGTTCGAGAAGTTCTTAAAAGCTACAGAAATAGACGCTGCGGAAATAATAGACGTAGAAGACGAAGAAGTGCAACAAGCTATAGATATACTTCCGAAAAGAAATCCCATAAACGACAAACCTTTAAAAAGAAAACAAGATGAAAAGAAAGCAGTAGCTAATATAAAGAAAGGCAAGAAACCTTATAGGCAAAAGCGTAGAGAGGATAGAGCCAATAGATATGCGTTATTACAACGAGCTAAAAAAGTAGGGTTAGATCCATTACCAGCTAAGCGTCCTACGAATAATGAAAGAAGAAAGTGGTTGGAAGAATTAATCGAGAGGGAAGAATCTATGAAATCCCAAACTCGTCAGGCATAACATCATATTTCTCGAATATCTCAGACATTTCTAATGAAGTCTGCATAAAATCATCTACATCAACATCTAAATATGCTTTTTCTATATTTTCTGGAGGAGCAATTCGTTTACATATAAAACCCAAAAGTTCATTATTGGCTTTAGATATACTAAGTATCTCTTTAATCATTTTGAAAATGTCTTTTATTATGCTTATCATTTTACTTTAATGTTATCGATGCTTTTAATTATACGCATCTTTCCCTTTAGGCGTGATCTTAATTTTTGCTCTAACGAAATGAATGCTTTGTCAAAATCGTCCTTGAGTAGTCTATCATCCAGATGTAGTATTGGAGCTTCTTCTTCCGTAAAAAACCACTTACGGATTTTAACAACTTCTTCCAATCCCCCACCACCCGTTAAATGCTTTCTTCCGTAATTCTTTCTAATGTTAGAAAAAACTTTAACAGTATTTTTATCCTGGTTAGTTTTTAATTTAATACTACCTTTCAAGCCACCAAACATTACCATAGTTCTGTCTGCTCCACCTTGTTTGCTTTTCCAATCCATATAATTTTGATTTAAAGGTTCGTATGGTTCTCCGTATATATCTACCCCCATACCTCTACCACTAAAAGCATTATCGACTTTATTTTTCGCTGCTCTCCCTATAGGCAGTATAACATTGTTGAATAATAATTTTTTTATTTCTTTATCATCTAGTCTATTAAGATAAATATTACTCTTGAGGGTTATCTTCATCTACTGCCTCAACTTTTTTTACTGGTTCTACTGGCAATGATGTGCCATTGACACCTTTATTTTCTTCTATGATTTTTTGTGCTTCTTCTACACTTAAATCTTTATTTTCTTCTGCCATTATTTTTGCTTCAGTAGTTAAGTTGTGCTTTAGCTTGTATTCGCTTAGCATAATCTTATCTTGGGTAGTCATTGGATATTCAACTTCAGAGAAGTCTACTTTGAATCGTTTAGGATCTGGTAATCCTAAGCTGTTTACTTGAGATAAAGCATATTCTACTTTATAAAACTCATTTTCATACTGACGATATAGTTCTTTGTCGTCCATAAAATCTTCGTGGCGTTCTAAGTCTTTAATCATTAGAGATATACCACTAGGTACTTCTCCGCCCGATTGTGCAAAAGTAACAAATAAATGATTATTCAATGCTACTAATTCTATTTGCCATTTAATATTTTCAATAACATCTCTTACGTTTCCTTGTGGAGCAACAATATTATAGTTACTGCCTTCTGGTAAAGTTAAAATTTCATCTGAACCTGCTCTAACATTGCTATTATCGGAAATTAATCCAGTAACAACGGGCTGTCCAAACATTTGGAATCTTAATCCTAACTGCATTTCAGTCATTGTAATATTAATATGCTCATTTGCAGATACTAAATCGGTAGCACCTTCAACAAAGAAAGAGTCTAATTGTTCTTCTCTGTGAGTAAATACAAAAGGTAATACGCCTAAGTTATGTTCCACTTCTTCAAATACATCTCCATTCTCATCGAACTTGATACATCTTTCGGAATCCCAGTAAGCATATTTTAATTGTTCAGTATCTCCAATATCTGCGTGTCCGTGCATCATTGGATAAACGATAGCTTCTGGTTTATAGGGGTTGTCGCCAAAGTAAGGTTCAAAATAATAAATAGGGCGATAATCAAATCTTTGTTCTTCTTCATCGAACATTATATAAGTAGCACACGTACCAATTAGTCTAGTCATACGTTCCATTTGCTTCATACGAGCATTTTTCTTTTCAGTCATATCGTCGTATTTCTTAGTAACATTTCTTTTAGCACCAATCGTATATATCTTTGACATACGATTAACAAACTTCTTTACGATGTTTGTATTGTAGTGAGGTATTTCTTGAAATGCGTCAGACTTAAAATAGTCTTCTATGTATTGATGCGTAAGTGAACCAGAATAATAGTCTAATGACTTTCTAACTTCTTCCCTTCTAGCTTTTGCTTGTTCTTCCTTGAAGTGCGTTAATGAATCTTGTATAATCTCTTGTGGTGTAAAAATCATTTGTTTTCCTATTATCTTGATATTCTTCCAATGAAGTTACTTCTAATTGGAAATCTATTCAATATAAAATATCTAAAAGCATCGCAACCGTGTTCGTTGTATCCATCTTTAATAGGATTCTCCGAAATAGCTTTACCTTCTACTGCTTCTGGGAATCGATAGTTTTCAAAATCTTCTGCAATACCAACACATCTATTATCAACTTTTATTCGTCTTAGTCCCTCTGCATTTTCAAAGAAACCACGACAATAACTTACCCCACCTTGGATATTACGAGATAGTTTATCCATACGATATTCTACATAGATTCCGTGTTTTCTAAATATATGAATATCCCCCATACCAGATTGCCCTTGAACAAATGTACCAGCAGGGTCGCCATAGTAAGTAATTACAGGATAGTTTTTTGCTTTAATCATTTCTGCTAACTTGTCAGTTGGTATATTTCTTTCGTGAATAATTTCATCAATAATATTAATATGATGATTTCCATTTTCCGTAAATGTCTGAAACCATAATACCGATGGCATACGGAATCCAAAGTCCATAGAGCAATAAGTTGGCAAGTCTGGGTTATACGGAACATCTCCCATATCTTTTTGTCTATCAAACGGATATACTCGACCTTCCATTGAAGTAAACTTTGCAGCAAACTCCTGGTCAAATAGTTCCTTAGACATATTACGCTTACGTTCTTGTAAGAATTTATCATTCTCTCCATCTGGAAAGGCGTGTTCATTTTCCCAGCTAGGGGATTGTACACTATACCATTGTTCATCATTTTTCCCTAGTAAGAATAAATCGTAAATCCAATTAAACCCTTCAGGTGTAGTAATAAAAATAGCTTTCCCTTTTCTGTCAATTAGAGTAGGGGATAAATACATATCCCAAATTTTTCTTGGCATCTTAGCAGCTTCATCTATAATTAGAAGATCAACACCCTCCCCCACTAGAGAATCAGGATTCTCGCAAGACATACCTTCTACTGTTGTTCCCCATTTAAATTTTATATACTGTTCTTTTTCAGATGCTCGTTCAATATCGTTTCCTTTACCAGCTACCATATCTTTCCAAACTTCACGGAACATTAATCGTGATTTTTTGTAGGATAAGCCAACTAGCCATATTTTCTTATTGGGCTGTGCAGCGTAAAATTCTGCTTCTCGATACGCAGCAGTAGTTTTTCCATATCTTCTACCACAGATATTTACGAAGTAAGATGCAGTATGCTTTTCTGGGAAATGCAACTTTCTCTGACCTGCGTGTGGTTTGTATTTCATATAATCAAACCATTGCTGCTTAAAATCAAACTCTTTTATTTTTTTTGACATTTGAATTGTTCTTAATTTAATTCATAATTAACTTAAAGCCATAATAATAATCCACTTAAGGAGTAAAAATGTCTGAATTAGAACAGAATACAGCAGTAGAGGAAGCTGTAAAAGAACCTCAAGTCAATAAAGACGAAAAAAAGTTAGATCAAGCTGTTCCATACTCTCGGTTTAATGAAGTTGTGCGAGAACGCAATGAATTAAAATCGAAAATGGAAAATATAAATCTCGAACAGGAAGAACAGCGTAAAAATAGTTTAGCGGAGCAAGGGGAATATAAAACCCTACTATCTGAAGAACAGAACAAGAACACAGAGCTTTCGAAGCAATTCGAAGAAATATCAACTGCGTTCAATGGGTATGTTGCAGAAGAAAGAAAAGCACTACTAAACCAAATTCCTGAAAGTAAGCGAGAGAAATTTGAGAAGATAGAGGATTTAACTATTCTTCGAACAATTAGTGAGGAGTTTAACCAGAAAGCTGGAGTTAATGTTGGCAACGTAGAAAACCAAGTCAATGTTCAAAAGTTTAAAGGAAACCCTTTTGGGAAAATGGATTCTCCTAATGATAGAAGAAAAAGTCATAATGACGTGTTAAGCCACTATCTTAAGAAAAAAAGATAAACTTTAAATTTCCTTAGGAGGAAAATAAAATGGCTAATGTAACAACAACAACAGCTGCTAATTTCATTCCA